CCTATTATATTGCCACTTGCACTTATATTACCTGTAGCTGTTATATTTGTTATTCCAAATATAGCGTTACCATCTAAATTTATAGCTTGAGTTGCTGTGTGGTTTCCTAAATTATCACCTCCTGCTACTGCTGCTGCTAAAGATGAAGAGACATTGTTAAAACCAGGTAGTTTAAAAACACCACTAACCTCTAAACCATCTGTTGTGGTGATTTTATTACCATTAAAAGATATAGGAAGAAGACTACCTGTTCCGTCTGCTAGGTTAGTCCCGTCTGTTTGGACGACTTTCTGAAAAGTGTCCTGAATATTTTGTCCTGTTAAGTCGTTTAACGCCATTTATAACCATTTTTATTTCTTTTTTTCAAGAACTTTTAGTACACCGTTTATCACTTTGTTTGTGTTTTTCACATCATTTTCTTTAAGATACGTTGCTACTATATTGTTTAGTTCATTACGTTTATATGAAATATTATCTACGTTTATATCCTCTTTTATTAATAATTTAAATAGATTTATTACATGGTCTTTTTCAGTAATGGTTGGTTTTTCATTTTTAACTTTAACCTCTACTTTAGCTTCTATAATAGGTTTTTTAGTTGTTTGTGATTTAACTTCAACAGTTACTTTTTTACTTGCATCTACTTCAAAATCACTTTCCCATGGTGTGAAATAAGTGTCTTCAGCTATAACTTCTAAACGAATGTTACCTGAAGTGTTTTCATCTATTAAACCTTTTAATTTTCTAATTGGGATTTCACACTTTCCACCAGAACTAATAGATCCGTTAAAAAGTAAAGAGTAGTCAGAAGTTTCAACTACTAAGCGCGCTTTTGATTTACTTAAACTGGCACCCTCTAATTTAATGTCACACTCAAAGAGTTCAGACTTGTCAGTAAATAATTTATACATGAGGTTATTTTGTTATAAATATAAAATAATTATTAAAACTTGACATTTTCTGTTAATACTTCAATGCCTAATATCTTTTCAGCTAACAATTTAATGTCTGATACTTTTATTTTATAATTTTGAATTTCTTTTTCTTCTTTAATGGTTTTACCTTGAACTTTACAAATGAGTTTTACAAGACGTTTTTTCTTATCTGTATCAAATTGATTCCAGACTTGATCTTCTATAGCTCCACTTATAGCTTCTTTAACTAAAACTACTTCATCCCACGTAAAGGGATTGTTAGACCAACTAAAATTAGCGTTTTCCCATTTTATTGGTGTGCCCATCTATTATCCTAATGAAATTTTAAGATCTGTTCCATCTCTATATAATCTACCAGCTACACTAGGATCTGATGTTGGTAAATTTGTAAAGTCTACTTGTGAACCATCTACTTTAAGATTACCTGAGGCTGTTATAGGAACACCAAATGTAAGTGTTTCATCATTTGCATTCATATTAATAGCTACATTATTGTCACTATTTACTGTAAAATCAAGGGATTGAAAGCTGTCTGGGTTAATTGTTACACCCGCAGATGAAAATTTAGCTACATGAGTGTTATTAGCATTAATTCTCCAATAATCATCATTATTTAAAAGAATATAGGTGTTTGATTGATTTTTAGACATTATTTTACTATTATTAGCTAATATAATATCATCCCCCACAATAATGTCTGTTGCACTTATATTACCTGAGGCTGTTATGTGACCTACAACGTTTAATCCGTTTTCCATTCTAACAGGCAAAGCATCAAATATAATATTACCAGCAACACTATCTACTCTTATATGATTTCCACTATGGGAACCCCAATTTACAGCTTGACCAAATGGAAGTATTATAGATTCTGCATATACGTCTCCACTTGAACTTATATTACCTGAGGCTGTTATATGGCCACCTGCTACATATATAGGATCAGCAATATACAATGAACCACCAGTTCCATTTATTCTAGGTGTTTGAATTAAATTTGCAATAACAGTACCACTTGAACTTATATTACCTGAGGCTGTTATATGGGTTCCTACTTTCCAACTACCATTTGTTCCTAAACCTAGACCTTCACTATCTAAGGAGATATAAGATGTTTGTGCACCATCAGCATAAAATTTATTTGCTGTTATTTCACCACTTGAACTTATATTTCCAGATGATGTTATGTGGTTTTCTACCTCTAAAAAAGAAGAACTTAATGTACCTACAAGTATTTGGGTTCCTGTTTCGTTTAAATTTAAATTAGAATTTATTAATTCATGATATTGTGATTGGTTTGGTATATCACCTGTTTCAAAGTATCCTTTTAGTGTTTTTTTATTTGCCATTATCCTATTGTATTATTTTGTCCTATTGTTTGATATCCAACTCCTATTATTTCTTGTTGTATATTTTGTACTCCTACTGATTCTCTTATTTCTTCTCTTGTTCTTGGTTTGTCAAATGTACTTACTGTTTCAGTAGTAAATTTAACTGTTGATTTGCTAAAGTGTTTTTGTGGTTGTGATGCTAATTTAGTACTCATAGCATCTGGTATAATATAACCTTGTAAATCTAAACCAAAGGTTGTTTTAACCATTCTGTTAGTTCCTTGTGATACTTCTACATTGTTTGCAAATGTGTCTATCCTCGCCATAAATTTAAACCTTTCAGGATCACCCCAATAAGCATCAGAAGCATAATTTATGGCTTCTACTATTTTATTATTTTGAGCAACATAATCTGTCCATATAATAAATGAATATTTTAATCTAACATAATCAGGAATAATTACATTATGGAATTCTTTTTGTGGGGCTCTATTTTGTAATAATGAAAAGTTATCATATTGGTTTCTTTTCGTGTATTTTACTTGAAATGTTTGGTAAAGATGAGGATTATTAGCATCCATTTTATTACCTAAATCTCTTCTTTTTTCAACACTATCTCTTTTAAACATTATGATAGGTGCTTGAATTTTTCCTTCTTTGTCTCTATAATAACCATCTTTTTGGGCGCCTTTCCATCTTTCAGGGTTTCCATAAACTAAAGGAACATTTACTCTGTCTCCATTATTAATTACTGAAGGTTTTATAACATTATGAAAATAGAAATTTACAGCTTCATCATGGTCTTGTAAACCTATAGAAACATCTTTTATATTATCATCATCTCTTCGTGTTATGTTTCCTCTGTTAGATGGTTTTTGAGTAGTTGTACTTTTTTGTGGTTGAATGTTATTAGGTACCACATCTTCTATTGGAAAACTAGGTTTAGCAGGATCAACTGCCGCTGGTTTTTCAACGTTAGGAGCCAATAAATTATTTCTTAATTTATCATTTCTTCTTTGTGGTATAGGTCTATTAAAATCAGCCATTATAAGGGATTAACTGTTCCGTCTGTTACTTTATTTGTTGCAGGGTATTTCCCTCCTCTTAAAGGTATTAAATTTAATTTTTCTACTAATGATAAATGAGTGTTTAAGATTATTGAAAAACTGTCTCCAAAATCTACTGTTCCTGTAGATATTGCATAATCGGGGTCTCTACCCATAAATAGTTGGTTTTCTACTTTTGAATCTACTTCATAAAAATTATTTCTAAAAAGTAATAAATCTCCCACTTCAGGTATTAAATTTAAATTTCTTAATTCTTCTTTTAAAAACTGATAACCAACGGTTTGATCAACGTCAGACCCGAAGTCATTGGACGACCAAGCTTGATCTTTTCTATCGATTAAACACGCGATTCTTACGGGTTCATAAAACATTTTGCCCATAGATTCCCCATAAACATTAGCTGTTGTACGTTCTAAGGCAAACTTATAATATCCAACTTCTGTTTGAATAATGTCATTAAGAAGTTCTTTATTTAGTTTGTGAAATAATGATATGTCTCGTGATCCCCCAAATAATGCCATTATAATCTAGTTAAAGTTTCTGGTTTAAATACTACATTTTTTAACCCATCTATTCTCATGTCTGTTGTTTTAAGGTCAGAAGTCAGCATAGATTTTTTCATTATTTCTAAGTCTTGTTTAGGATCAGTTCTAGACACAAATTTTATTTTTACTCTTGTAAATTCAATCTTTTCTTTTTGTTTATAGTCTTCAGGAGTAATGTTGTTTACAATTGTTACTTTTTCTAACCCTCTAATTTGGTCTAATATACTGGTAATTGATACTTTTCTATCAGACATCATAGATGCCTGTACTTGGTAAGTGTTCATTACTTCAGATAGTATGTCTTTTAATTTTATCATTATCCTATATAAATGTGGTAAGGTATTTTATAATATGTTTCTTGTGTTTGTTGTGCTTCTTGGTTTTTTCTTTCAAGTTGTTTTAATCTTGTAGTTTCTTCAAGTAATTCTTTTAATTCAGTTATTAATGTTGCTTTTTCTTCTTTAGCTTCAGCTAATAATCTTGTATG